CATTAAAAATATAATGAAACCAGTTGTTAAAGAGGCGGGAGAAGTTATAAAGGTTCCTATTTTATATGGAAACGAGGAACGGTGGAAGGCCGTTAGAAAAAATGGTGTATTGAGAGATAAAAATAATGTAATTATTTTACCAGTAATGGTTATTAGAAGAACTGATGTTAGTTTTAATGATACAATGCCGCTGTCTTTTGATCATGATATTAAGGGCGAGTTTATTAAAGTTACTAGATCTAATCAGTGGTCTAAAACAAATAGATATGATAGATTTGCCGTTCAACAAGATAGAGATCCTGTTCAAGAATATATTGTGACTGGTATGCCAGATTTTGTTATCTGTAATTATTCAGTTATTATGTTAACTAGTTATATGGAACAAATGAATAGTCTTAATAATTTATGGATAGAGCATTTAGAGACTTATTTTGGTGATTCAACAAGCTATAAATTTTTATCTTCATTAGATGGAAGTATAAGCGATGCAACAGAAATGCCAGTAGATGGTGAAAGAATAATTAAAAATGAATTATCTCTTTCAATTAAGGCATATATGATTCCTGAATTTACTGATAATATTTTTGGAAAAACAGCTGAGATGACCAAAGTTATGTCTCCAGCTAAAGTTACATTTGGTTTTGAGGGCAATGCAACAGATCATCAAGTAAAAAAATAAACGTAATTTAAAACTAACTAATATATATTTATATATGGGTTTTTAATAATAAAATAACAATGGAGGTTTCAAATGCCTAAAGGAAAAACAGACGAAATCAAATTTACTGAAGAAGAGCTTGAAAAAATTAAAGAGTTTCAGCAGAAATATCTCGACATTCAAATGGGTTTTGGTCAAGCTGACATCACAGGAATGAGATTGGATGTACAGATTGATAATTTGGATGCTTTTAAAGAAGATCTTAGATCACAATTCAGTGCTGTTCAAGAAGATGAGCGAGAATTCATTCAGGAAATTAATGAAAGATATGGTGACGGTGTATTAGATCCCGCTTCTGGTGTTTTTACACCAAATAAAGAAGTTCAAACTTCATAAAAATTAACTTTAGAAAAAAGTTTGTATATTTATATATGAATGGGAGTATTGTAATGTATACATACTCATAAAAATTAAAGTTAATAATTATGGAGAAATAAAATGCCATCAAGTGAAAAAATAATATCCCCAGGGGTATTTACAAACGAGATAGATAAATCACATCTACCTGCAGCTATTGGTGATATTGGTGCCGCATTAATTGGACCAACTGTCAAAGGTCCAGCGGGAATTCCAATGGTTGTAAATTCATATTCTGAATTTCAAATGAAATTTGGCGATACATTTAAAAGTGGTAGTTCATATTATCAATATTTAACTTCTTATACTGCTAAAGAATATTTAAAACATGGATCAAAATTAACTGTTGTTAGGATTCTTGATGGTAGTTATGGCCCAGCAAGTTCGATTGTTCCAAAGGGACAATATGATGGAACATATTCTTCAGGATCTACTTCCGCTACTGGCTATTCAGCTTCTATGGCATCATTTACATTATATACATTAGCTGATGGTGCAACGATGAATAGCACAGCAGGAACAGGTGGATATGAGGGTGGTGGCCTTGGAACAAACAATGTTTTAACTAATTCTGGATCAAAAGATAATTTAAGATGGGAAATTTCAAGTCAGAATCCAAACAAAGGAACATTTACTCTTTTAATTAGACGCGGCGGCGATAATATTAAAAGAAAACAAACATTGGAATCGTGGAATAATTTATCATTAGATCCTAATACTAGTAATTATATTTCAAAAGTAATTGGTGATCAAGTATGGTCTCTTCGAGGCTCCGGTACAACAGATCCATATTTACAATTAAGTGGTTCATATCCAAATAAATCTAAATTTGTTAGAGTCGAAGTTAATGTTAATACAGTTGATTATCTAGATGAAAATGGTAATATTAGCAATGATAACAGTACAGGATCGTTGCCAGGATTAAATAGTGGTTCGTTTACTGGTGGATCAGTTGGATTTGCTGGGTTCGATGCATTAGGAAACGTTCCCGGCGAAAATACAAACCCATATCTTTTTTATGATTCCATTGACGGTTCAAGTGATGCGAATAATTCACAGGGGTTTGATTTAACGACCGCAGGTCAAGGAAAAACAGCTTATGAAGATGCGATTAACCTTTTAGGTAATCAAGATGAATATGATATTAATTTAGTCTTAATGCCTGGTGTAATTGCAGCTCAAACCGGAGGTTCTGCATTAATATCAAAAGCAATTGACATGTGTGAAGCGCGCGGTGATTGCTTCGTCATTGCAGATCCAGTTGTATATACTTCTGCTTTAACGACCGCAGCTACTCAAGCTGAATCAAGAGATTCAAGCTACGGTGCAATGTATTATCCGTGGGTACAGATATCTGACGCCGATCTTGGTAAAAATGTATGGGTGCCACCCTCAACTATTATGGGTGGTGTATATGCATTTAATGATAAAGTAGCGCATCCGTGGTTTGCTCCTGCAGGATTAAACCGAGGTGGAGTTGATTCAGCAGTTCAAGTTGAGAGAAAATTAACACATTCAAATCGAGACACTCTTTATGAATCAAATGTGAATCCAATTGCAACATTTCCGGGGCAGGGTATTACAGTTTACGGTCAAAAGACTTTACAGAAAAAGGCTTCTGCTTTAGATAGAATTAATGTGAGAAGGCTATTAATTAGAGTTAAGAAGTTTGTTGCTTCTACATCAAAGTTCTTGGTATTTGAACAAAATAGTAAGGCAACTCGATCTCGATTTTTAAATATTGTTAATCCATATTTAGAACAAGTTCAAGCTAATTCGGGGCTGACCGCTTTCAGAGTCGTGATGGATGATTCAAATAATCCACCTGATGTAGTAGACAGGAATATATTATATGGTCAATTATTCTTACAACCAACTAGAACTGCCGAATTTATTATTCTCGACTTTACAGTTCAACCAACGGGAGCAACATTCGAGGCGTAACAAGAAGTAAAGTATACGTATTAAATAAAAAGAGTCATTTTATGGCTCTTTTTTTATTAAAAATTTATTATGTACTATTGAGTTTGTAAAAAATTATACGGTAAAGATATACTAATTTTTTTAGTTTTTACATATTTATATACGATATATGAAATGTGATAAACTTAGATTTAAAAAATTGGAGACTATAAATGGCTGATCTGCTAGAACCCCAAGATATTATGTTTACCCCCTTCGAGCCAAAGCTCAAGAATAGATTTATTATGAATATACAGGGCATTCCAGCCTATACAATTAAGGGAATAAATAGGCCCAATATTTCATTTGAAGAAGTAGAGCTTCATCATATGAATGTTAAACGCTATGTTAAAGGAAAAGCAACTTGGGAACCAATAGAACTAACTTTATATGATCCCATTGTTCCTTCAGCCGCTCAAGCTGTTATGGAGTGGGTGCGATTATCTCACGAATCAGTAACTGGTCGCGACGGATATTCAGATTTTTATAAAAAAGATGTTTCTTTTAACGTTTTGGGACCGGCCGGCGATGTTGTTGAGGAGTGGAGTGGTAAAGGCTGCTGGATTACGGCTGCAAATTTTGGAGATATGTCGTTTGATGCTTCTGAGGCGGTTGAGATATCGGTTACTATGAGAGCAGATTTTTGGATACTGGTCTTTTAATATAGGTATTAGAAGGTTTTATAAAGGTTATAACACTTAAGAGGTTTCTATGTCAGCAGAACAACTAACAACTTTTAATGAAATAATTGAAAAGATTTTAGATCACGAAGGCGGTTATGTTAATGATCCTACCGATCGAGGTGGGGAAACTAAATATGGCATTAGTAAAAGAGCGTATCCGAACGTTGACATAAAAAGTTTAACGTTAGATCAAGCTAAAAAAATATATCATCAAGATTATTGGCGGGTAGGAAAGTGTGATGAAGTACCCCCTAGATTAAGATATATTTACTTTGATTGTTGTGTAAATTTTGGTATTTCTGGAGCTATTAAAGTATTACAGAGAACAGCAAATAGTAAAGGAGCAGATTTAAAGGTGGATGGTAAAATAGGGTCTAAGACAATAAAGAGTATTCAAAATTTAGAAGTTGATCGGGTTAGAGCATATAGAGTTTTAAGATTTGCAAAACTTGTAATAAAGAGACCTGAACAAGAGCGTTTTTGGTTGGGCTGGTTTAGACGATCAGTAAAAGTATAGGAGATAAAAAGATGGCTGAAGCACAAGAACAGAAATTTCCAAGTGAAGTTATAGATTTACCCAGTAAAGGATTAGTTTATTCTAAAGATAGTCCATTGCATTCTGGTAAACTTGAAATAAAATATATGACTGCAAAAGAAGAAGATATTCTTACTTCACAAAATTTAATTAAAAGGGGAATTGTTATAGATAAACTTTTAGATTCTTTAATTGTTACTCCAGGAGTTAAAGCTGATGATTTAATTATTGGTGATAAAAATGCTATTATGGTTGCTATTAGAATTTTAGCATACGGACCAGAGTATACTGTTGAAATAACCAACCCCTTAACTGATGAAAGAACAAATTGCGCATTTAATTTAGCAGACTGCCCGTTCAAGCAGCTTCCGGAAGATGTTAATTATTCTAGCAATGAATTTAATTTTGAATTACCGGCATCTAAAATTCCTATAACTTTTAAGCTTTTAACTGGAGTTGATGAAGCTAAAATAGATTCAGAATTAAAAGCTATTAAAAAAACAGGATCATCTGCTGAGATTACAACTAGACTTAGATACCTTATAACATCAGTAAACGGTGATTCAGACAGAACAGTTATTAATACATTTATTAATAATATGTTATCACGCGATTCATTGTCATTGAGAGAAGAAATTATTCGAATTTCTCCAGACATTGAATTAATTCAAGAAGTTGATATAGGAGGTGATCTGGTTGAGGTGAGCATTCCTCTAACCGCCCAGTTTTTTTGGCCTTCGACCGTCTGATAAACCCACACTTCATTCAAATATATTTGCTTTAATATATCACGGGCAGGGATTTACATTTTCTGATGTATATACTATGCCAGTATATCTGCGCAATTTTTATATAAAAGAACTAACTAAAATTAAAAACCAAGAACAAAAAGAGCTTAAAAAAGTTGGGAAAATACCAAAGAAGATTTCTAGACCCCCATTTTAAAAAGATAACTTTTTAAATTTTCACATGTTGTAATATTTATATACGAAGTAATTTATCATTTTTAGGAGATTTTTATGAAAAAAAAGAAATCATATATGCATAATAAGAATGTCTTATCTGAATCATTTATAGATAATTTATTAAAACAACTTGTTCCCGGGTTACATAAAAGAGCAGAAGAAAGATATCTTAAAAAGAAATCAAAACAACTTAACAGATTAGAAACTGAGATGGAAAAATCTGTTAGTAAACTTAATGGTATAAAAAAAGAGATAGAGCGAGGTTGGGAAGAAGCAACTGGTGAAAAAATTAAATTCGATGATCTTTCTATTGAAGATATATTGAGTAAATATAAATAAAGATATAATATGCCTAATAACGAAAGAGATATGAATAAATTTGGGGCGTCTATTAAAAAGGCAGAAAAGGCTGCTGAGAGCTTAACAAAGAAACTTCAGAAATTAGCTCTAGAGCCAGATAAAGTTACTGCTGGATTTAAAAATACACTGGGTGCGGTTAGTTTGGTGGCAGAAGTAGCAGAGCAGATGGTAGAAAATAGTAAGAAATATGGCTCAATCTCTCAAAACGCGTTAGGTTCTCTGAAAAGCATGGGAAAACATGCAGCCATAATATTAAAATTAACACAAAAAGAAAGTACATTTAATTCACTACGCGTTAAATTTGGTTCAATGACCTGGCGTTTTCAAAAAAGATTCCTCGGTGCAAAAAGTAAAGAGCTTGATTTGGCATATGCAGCAGCCGAAGAAGAAATGAAGATGTTGTCTATAAAAGGGGAGATATCAAAACTTGCAGAAAAGGCGGTGGGAGCTTTGAAGGCGCAGATAACAAAATATTTGTCTATTAGTGCAATATTTGGGGCGCTTGTAAAAATTGCAACGGGTTTTGCTGCTTTGATTGACAATTTGGGAGCTAGTTTTGGTGTAGTTGGTACTAAATCGGGCGGAATTAAAGATTCTTTACTTGAAGGTCACGTTGAAGCAACTAAACTTGGAAAGGGTATGGACGATCTTATACCAATTGTTAATACTTTATCTTCTGAATTTGGCCTCTCACTCCAAGCAAGTGCAGATATGGCAAATGCTATTTTGGATTCATCTATGGCAATGGGATTATCAGCTGATGAAGGAGCAAAATTATATGGTACTTTGATGTCAGTTGGGAAGTTGTCTCAGGAACAAGCAGAAAATTTAGCTGAGGGAACATATCAATTAGCGGAAGCTGAAGGTGTAGCACCACAAGCTGTAATGAAAGATATTGCAGAAAATACAGAAATTTTTGCAAAATTTTCTTCTGGTGGTGGTAAAAATATTGCTGAAGCGGCTGTTCAAGCTAAAAAATTAGGAATAGGATTATCAGATGTTGCAGGAATTGCTGAAGGATTATTAGATTTTCAATCATCGTTAAGTGCAGAAATGGAAGCGTCTATGATGATTGGAAGGCAGATCAATCTTCAAAAAGCTCGCGAACTTGCTCTTAATAACGACTTAACTGGAATGATGGATGAGGTGCTAAAACAGCTGGGTGGTGAAGCAGCATGGAACAAATTAAACATGCTTCAGCGACAATCAATGGCAAAATCATTAAATACTAATGTTGCAACAATGAGCAAATTGGTTGGTGAGCATGGAAAAATTGGAAAACAAAAATCATTTAGTGACTTAGCTGGTAAGGATACTATGTCATCATTATCAAGAGCATTGGCTTTGTTTACATCTATTGGAGCTGAAGTTATGAAAATAGTTGGTCCTGCTATTGAGGGAGTTGCAAATAACGTAAAAGATTGGTTAGAATCCGGAGGATTGCAGAAGATTAAAGAGATTATGTCTACAATAGCAGAAGGAGCTGTTGTATTATTAGACAAATTTGCGGAATGGCTTACACCCGCTGATGATCAAAGTAAGGGACTTTTGGCAACTCTTACGTCTGTTGGAGAAGTGTTTCTTTTGGTTGGTGAAGGTATTGGGTTCGTAACAAATCATATGCCTGCTTTAATTGCAGCATTTATATCTTTCAAGTCAGCAGCTTGGGCGGCATCTATAGCTAGTTCTGCTGCTTGGGCTACAAAATCAGGTGCCATGTCGCTTGGTGTTGGGGCATTAGTAGCATTGGCGGCTATAGCTGCGGTGTATGCGACTGTTAGTGCATTTTCAAGTGACGAACCTCAAGTTTCTTCAGCTCAAAAAGGAGCAAACTTTTTTACTAAAGGCCCACAGAACTTATTAGTTGGCGACAACCCCGGTGGTGTAGAACATGTCAGAGTTGATCCAATTTCAAGTGCTGCGGCTGGAACAGCAGCAGTTTCAGATCCAGCAGGTCCCACACAAACTACTCCAGAAGAAATTAGCACTGGTGCGTATGATATTAAAATACTCAATACCTTAAATAAAATGACTAAAGCCATCGGAGATGAAATTAACAATGAGGGATTAATTAAGAAAGTTGATAAGTTAGTTACAAATATGAATAGATATTTTGGATTTGACGGTTTAATGTATAAGAAAGGTATAGTTGTCAAAGATAAGGAATTTTAAATGGCATTAGAAAGTTTAAGAAGTGTTTTTGGAGATATAGATACACCACCCACAACTGATATTCCATCATCATTTGATAACTGGAATCAAGCAAGAGTATCATCTACTCCATTTGATAGTATTGCAATAGATGATTTTGAAAATAAAAAAGGAGTAATAAAAATAAATAGCCAAGATAGACAAATAAGCGGACTTAAAGATACTGATTGGTCTTTATTATACAACTCCGATCATACTTCTAAAGAGGGTGGTTCTGATAATTTAGATATACATTATACAACAAAGCCAGGCTTAAGGAGTACTGGGTTAACAGGTCAGGCAGATCTTCGGGAGCCTTATCTTGTAAGTCGTATTGCTGAAAATGAAAATAGATTTTTTAGTTGGGATGCAAACTCGGCGGGATATTCAAGTCGATCACTTCCACTGGGACGAGCTTTATTAGATGCAAAACGGTTAGGTAAATTTTTAATGTCTAGGGAAGGTCTTTTATTTATAGGAAAACAAAATCTTTTAGGGGCTACATCTCAAGTTGTTTATAGGGATAGCGAAGGGGATGTATCCATAGGCCGTCAAAGATTTCAAGAACTTTATAATCCACTTTCTACAGTACTATCAGCGGGAGGTCGATTGATCGGCGACTCAGTTCCAAATGTTCTTTTAACTCGTGAAGAACCGAATTTAGGCCTCTTTGGTGAAGGGGGGTATGGGAAGATAGCGGATCCCACCCAACCCCTCTTGGGCGGTACGGTAAAACATGATATTAGTAGGACGTTTGAGGGTACGGTACCTGATGATCGTGACTCTCTTTTAACACAAATCAGTAACGCCATGAGCGCCTTAGCGACGACTGCTATGGGCGGAAAGATACCGGTATCTTCTAGAGGTGGTGATACGATGACTTTAGCTCCTATTTTAGATGAAACGGCCG